ATGCTTAAAGTCACCAGGCGCACGCGTGAGGTCGATATTATCCTCAACCAGCAGACCGCCGAGGACATTGCGCGATTGGGCGATACGCTGGCCGAGGAGACCACGCGCGAACAGATTACGGAGGCTGGGACGAACCGGCAGGCGAAGGCCACCGCGCGGCGCATCGAAGAGCTGCGCGAACAGGCGGATGCGGAAACATTGAAGCTCACGCTGCGAGCACTGCCGGTCAGCCGGTGGGCGCAGGTATTGGCCGCGCACCGCAATGAGAACGGCACGAACGACATGTTCGGCACCGCCGCCGCGGCATTGCCTCTCATGCTTGATTCCGCGACCATCGGCGGCAAACCGGTGGCTGACGAGGACAAGACCGAACAGGCGTGGCGCAATCTGTTCGACGAACTCACCGATGGCCAGTTCACGCCGCTCTGGCAGGCCATCGCCGACCTGAACGGCACCGCAGCGGACCCAAAAGCGGCATTCGACCTCGCCTCGCAGGTTCTCCGCAACTAGTCGAGGACCTTAAGATCTGCCGCCAGCTCGGCATCAGCTATAAGCGTTTTATGGGCTGGCGTCCGAGTGAGGGCGATGAGGCCGAATGGGATGAGACGGAACGCAATTGGATGCGTTCGTTGGCTGAATACGAACGGTCCTTATGCCCCATGTGCGGTTTGCCTCGCTCGATCTGCCAAGACCCGAAGAGCGAACTTACATTGCATGCCGAAACCAGCGTCTGCTGGGCTACTGCGCACATGCAGCAGGCCATGAAACAGTGGACGGAGGCCAACGGCAGGGACAATCCGGCCGCGAACGCCTTGGTGGCGCATTTGACCTGATTTTTGGAGGATGCTTTGGCGGAGAACAAGAACATCGTCATCCGGTTGATGGCGGACACAGCCTCCTATGAGGCGGCGATGACCCGCGCCGGAAGCACTGCGAGAACGGTCGCTTCTGGCATGGAACACACCGGACGCAAGTCCGCGCTCATCGCCAGCGGCATGACCGCAGCAGGATTGGCCGTGGCCGCTTTCGGCGTGGCCGCAGTCAAGATGGCCGCAGACTTCGACCAGCAGATGAGCACCGTCCAGGCGAACACCGGCGCGACCAGCGCCCAAATGGACCAGCTGCGTGCCGCCGCCATCGAAGCCGGAGCTTCCACGGTTTATTCCGCTTCGGACTCCGCCGACGCGATCAATGATCTCGGCAAGGCCGGCATGAGCGTCACGGACATTCTTAACGGTGGTTTGTCTGGCGCGTTGAATCTGGCCGCGTCCGATGGAATGGCCGTTGGGGATGCCGCCGAATACATGGCCAACGCGTTGAGCATGTTCCACCTGAAGGGGTCTCAGGCTTCTCAGGTGGCCGATACTTTGGCGGCTGGCGCCGGCAAGGCCGTCGGCAATGTCTCCGATTTCGGCGAGGCGTTGAACAATTGCGGCGCGCAGGCGAACAGTTTCGGCATGAACGTGCAGGAGACCACCGGCGTTCTTGCGCTGTTCGCTCAGAACGGCACCATCGGCGCCGAAGCCGGCACCCAATTGAACAGCATGCTGATGAAACTGGCCGCACCGTCCACCGAAGCGTCCAACACGATGAAGGAACTCGGCATCAGCGCATATGACGCCCAACACCATTTCGTCGGCATGGCGAATTTCGCCGGCCAATTGCAGAAGGCCGAAAAGAACCTGACCGACGAGCAGCGCAACCAGGCGAACGCGACCATCTTCGGCAGCTATGCCATCAAAGCCGCGAACTACCTGTATGAGGCCGGCGAATCCGGCGTCAACAAATGGACCAAGGCCGTATCCGAATCCGGTTACGCCGCCGAGCAGGCCGCCGCGAAGAACAACAATCTCAAGGGCGATCTGGAGAATCTTGGCGGCTCCATGGAGTCCTTGATGATTTCCGTGGGCGAGGGCGCTCAGGGGCCTTTGCGCAAGATGGTGCAGGGCTTGGATACGCTGGTTGACGCGTTCGCCGGATTGCCGTCCGGAGCTCAGCAGACGCTCGTGGTCATGGCATCATTGGCCGGCGTGTTCGGCGCGGTGCACAAGGCCGCGGGCAATCTCAACGGCAGCACCAGCACCATGGCCAACAACATCGGTCTGGCCATCGACCCGATCCAACGCGTCAAAACCGCTTTGGCGTCCGCGCAGACCGCATTCCAGATGTTCAAGGCGTCTTCGATGAGCGCGTCCGAGCAGATGGAGGCGTTCGGCACGTCCGCCGGTAAAGCGCAGTTGAAGACCGCTGGTTTCAAGGCGGTCGGCAGCAGTGTCATGAGCCTGCTCGGTGGTCCGTGGGGCATCGCGCTGACGGTGGCCGGCGTGGCGTTATCGGCTTTTGTTTCTCAACAGCAGAAGGCTAAGGCGGCATCCGAGCAGCTGGAAAGCGCTCTGGAGTCCGGTTCGGATGTCGCGTCCGAAATCGCCGGAGCCTATCAGGATATGAGCAGTGGCGGCGTCAAGTTGACCACATGGCTTGACAAAGCGGGTATCAGCCTGACCGACATGACCAGCGCCGCCATGGGCAACGAAGCGGCCTTGAAACGCGTCAACAAGCAGATCAAGGAAATCGACAAGCCCGGCCCTGGCGCAACTGCGGCATCCGCCATCAAGAAAGCCCTGAAAGAGGAATCAAAGGCCTACGATGATGCTTCCAAGAAGGCCAATGAGAAAAGCAAGGCAGCCAAGAACGCGGTAGATGCTGACGGCAAGTCTGCCGCCGCCGCGAAGGATGCCGCCAGCGCGAACAAGGATCTCGCTGATTCCGCTTCGGACGCGTCTGAGGAAATCGACGACCTCGTGAAGGCATTGTTCGGCTTGGAAGCCGGCAACCTGACCGCAGACCAGGCGGTCGACCAGCTGAACCAGAAGATCGGCGAACTGTCCGACACCTGCAAGGACAATGGCGTGGTGTTCGATCAGAACGGTAACCTGCTCGACAAGTTCTCCGAGAAGGGCACGAAGACCAAGCAGGCTTTGGAGGACATCGCCAGCAGCGCCCAGAACGCTGCGGAGAAGATTCTCAAGCAGGGCGAGAGCACCGGTTTCAGCAGCGGCGAGATCGAGCGTGCGAACGGCGTGCTGCAGGATGCTCGTGACGCGATCATCCGGCAGGCCGAAGCCTCGGGCATGAGCGAACAGGCCGCTAACGCCTTGGCCGATCGTTGGGGACTGAGTTCGGACAGCATCAAGGCGTCCATCGACAACATCAAGAAGACCGCCGACAACAACAAGGCGAAGCTTGACGTTGACGATTCCAAGGCCAAGTCGAAGACCAAAGGCGCGGAAACCAACCTTGACAAATTCAACAAGAAGATAGCGAAGGCCAAGCTCGAAGCCGAAGACAAGAAGGCCACGGCCAGCGCCAAGAAGGCGCAGAAGATGATGCAGGCCTTCAACAAGACCCACGTCAAGGCCACACTGGATGCGACCGACAAGGCGTCCAAGAAAGCCAAGACCGCCTCCGCGAACGTCAACAAGTTCAACGGCAAGAAGTCCACAGCCAAGCTTGACGCGAAGGACAATGCCTCGCCGAAGGTCGACAAGGCCAACTCCAAGAAACTGACCAACAAGCGCAACACGCTCAACTCGACCGACATCGCGTCGCAGATCGTGAAACGCGCGAACGCGCAGAAGCTGGCGAACAAGAAGAACACCTTGGATTCGACCGACAAGGCCGGACCGAAGGTCGACGCCGTCAACGCGAAGAAGCTGAACGACAAGAAGAGCACCGCATCGGTCAACGACCAGGCGACTCCGGTGCTCCGCTCCATCAACAACTTCAAGATCGCGGACAAGAGCTTCACCGTCGTGGAGAAGACGAAGAAGGAGGGTGGCTACACCGGTGGAATGTTCACTGATGGCCACTTCCAGAAATTCGCAGGCGGCGGCATGTTCTCCGGCTACGTGGATCCGGCGTGGGCGCCCGGCAACGGGTTGAGCGACAGCGTGTATCTGCTCAACGCTCGTCTTACCGCGGGCGAGTACACGCACAATGCTGCGGCCACGGCCTATTACGGCGTCGATAACATGCGCTTGCTGAACGAGCGGAAGATTCCACGCGAGGTGTTTTCGACGAGCCGGAGCATGCCGGACGTCAACGTGATGGTCGACACCGGCGCAGTGGTCGCCGCGATAACCAGCCTGCACAACGATCTTGGCGCGATCATCAGCGCCTCGGCCGACACGTCGTCCATCAGCGACCGAGACCTGGGAAGGATGATCCGAAAATATGCGAGAGCTTAGCTACCGCGCACACGACGGTCGGACCATCGACCTCGACGGGAACGTATTGTGGGTGGCCGACCTGCAGGACATGCGCGCGAACGCGTGGACCTACACTCTGGCCGCGCGCGGAATCAAGGGCGTGAGCCGGTCGGCCATCACCTCCAAGATGACCATCCGCACCAAACAGCCGACGCTCCTGGATGACGTGTGCGCCCTGTTCGACATGGACATGCAGGCGCAGCGGCCCGGGACCATCACAGTCAACGGGGAATGGGGGCAACGCGCCTACGTCGTCGCATCCAGTCTCGGCATGCTGCCGATGCCGGACTACGCGCAGGTCGACTGCACCGTGGTTCTGTGCGACGGCGTGTGGCGCAAGGCTTTGCCGACACAGCATTTCTTCCCCGCTGCGGCCGGCACTGGAGGCCAGCTCGACCTGCCCACCGACCTGCCCACCGACCTCGGCACGTCCAGGATCGCGATGCTCGTCTCCAATCCAGGAGTCCAGCCCGCGGAATTCGCTGCGACGATCTTCGGCCCGTGCTCTAATCCGTCCTTCACCATCGGCTCCAACCGTTATGAGATTGACGATGTGGCCATCCCGTCCGGCGGGTACATCGCACTGTCGGCCACCGGATTGGACAAGAGCATCAAGCTCGTCGCGACCAACGGCGACATCACCGACATCTTCGCCCACGGCCAGCGCGGCAACGGGGCCGGCGGCGGAAAATACATTTTCGAACCGATACCGGCGGGATCCAGTCTTTTGGGGGTCTCAGCCAACTTCGGCATCGATCTGACCCTCTACCAGCAGTCCGGAGGTGTGCCGTGGTCGACATTATCCTAGCCGACGCCAAACTGACTCCGCGCGGCAGCGTCTCTGACGTGACGCTTGATTGGGCGTCCGGCACTGACGAAAACGATTTCGAGATGACCATCGCCGATCCAACGCCGGCGCCGGTACGTGGCTGGTGGTGGTGGATCGACGGCACAGAGATAGGCGGCCGCATCGACGACATGCGCACAACGGTCACGTCAGGAGCATCGGAGGTGACATGGCTCGGACGCACATGGACCGGCCTGCTCGCCTCGAAGATCATCAGACCGGACAGCGGGCAGGATTACCTCACCGTCTCCGGCAGACTGCCGGACGTCGTCAAAAGCCTCGTACGGCGCATCGGCCTAGATTCCGTGCTCACAGTCGATTCCGACGACCAAAGCACCGTCACCAATTGGGTCTTCAAGGATCCGCGCTACGTGGACGCCTACACCGGACTGCGGAATCTGCTCGCATCATGCGGCAGACGCCTCGACATCGACGCCAGGAACAACCGGATCCTGCTCGGCATCACACCGGTGGAGACCATCGGCAACACCGTCGACTCCGACCTCGTGGACTTCAAGGCCGAGACCAAGCACCGGACCGTCAACCACCTCATCGGCCTCGGCGAGCAGGACCTCAAAAACCGGTATGTCAGCGAATGGTACGCGGACTCAAGAGGCAACGTGTCCCGCAAGCAGACGCTCACGGGAGTCGAAGAGGTGGCCGAAATCTACGACTATTCCGCCGCCGAGCAGCAAACATTGGACGACAGCACGATGAAACGCCTGCAGGAACTGCAGACCGGGGGCACCGTGGACGTGACGCTCGCCGAATCCATCGGCGAAAGACTCAAGGTCGACGACATCGTGACCGCCTCCGACCACAACACCGGATTGACCGTGACCGCGAAGATCACCAAACGCATCATCAAGATTTCAGACGGCATCATGACCGCCTCATGCGAGGTAGGCCAGAGCGTCGTCAAGGAGGCAATATCAGGAAGGTGAGGGAAAATTGACCATCGAACTCGTCGACGGAAAAGCCGGAGTCGCGCACATCTCAAGCGAGGACAAGGCGATCATTCACCAGGCCAAATTCGGCAAGTCCGATATGGTGTTCGATTGGGGTGACGTGCTGAAATGCACGATGGGCAGTGCGAACAAGGCGACCATCGGCACGGGCTGCGCGAGCATCCAAGGCTTGGACTGGCATATCACGGCGGCGGAGACCGTGACCATCGCGAACGGCTCCCAGGGCATGAAACGCAATGACATCATTTGCGCGCATTATCATCGCAACTCTTCCAGCGGTATCGAGAATGTGGAGTTGACCGTGTTGAACGGTTCGCCGAATGCGACTGCTGCCGCTGACCCGACCATTCCGTCCGGGAAGATATTGTCCGGCGCGGTTGACGCGTACATGCCGTTGTGGCGTATCCCGCTTGACGGCATCACGGTCGGTACGCCGGTGCGCCTGTTCACGCCGAGGGGGGCTTTGTGGGATTCCGTAACCCTGTACAACGCGAAGGGCTTCACGGTCATCCACACCGGCATGATGATGCTCGTCAAATACTCCGGCAATATCGGTAATGGCAGTTGGGATTCAGTGCAATGCGAATACACGCTGCCGGTCGGACTGCGGCCACCCATCGAGGTCAACGGAATGGTGTGCGTGTCGAACGGACAGACTGCGAGAATGCTCGTCGTCAATCCCAACGGAACTATCCGAGTGGCGAACATGGGAGCCGCTGGCAGCAATCAGCTTTGCGTCGGCTCGCTCTGCTATCCGATCCCATGAGGATAGCTTTCCGTAACCCAGCCATGGAAGCCGCCGTACGCGAACGACAGCCTCACTCTGTGTAGGCTCGGGCGCATCGTCACGATCAACGGCAACGTCAAGTTCAATGGCAGTGGAACGCAGAACTACGCGACGGCGTTGGAGACCATCCCGGAAGCGTTCCGTCCGCTCGCCGATCAGAGCATCATATCGTTCCCGTCCTGCGGTTTCAGCCTGCTCGTCATGCGTGACGGGACGGTGCAGATGCTGGGTGACCCGAAATCCGCCTACTCCACGGCGCACGGCTGTTGGATGGCGGCCTAGACGAATTCCACACCATCGGGCACCGGAATAATCCTCGGGAAGCATTGGACGATATCGGACGAACCCACGCCTCCGATAAGCGTCACCGACCCGTTAGTGTTCCACCTCGCCTGTTTGCCATACGCGATACCAGCCACGTTCGCGACGCACCCAAGACCGACCGTTTTGGAGGGCTTCACGCCCTCTTCGAACAGCCAGACAGAGTAATCGCCGACGTTCACGGTGCTTCGGAACGAAGACAGGTCCACGAAAATCAGACCGTCTTTGACCGTGATGGTGTTCGAAGCGCCGTAAGAAGCCGGAACGAACGATGCGGTGTCCTGCCATTGCAGTTGGCATGTCTGGGTTACGGAAAGCTATTCAGCAGGTCAATATGAGTTTCTGCCATGCTTTCTGCATGTCCTTGAGGACGCTCAGATCAGGCTTGAGGTAATACCGTGCGGTGGTTTGGATGTCGGAATGTCCGAGCTGTCGTGCGACCACGCTGATGTCGGTGCCGGCCTTGATCGCCAACGTGCCGAACGTGTGGCGCAGGTTGCGTGGAGGCGCGCAGGGGAGTTTCATCCGCCGGCACCATGCCATGTAGTGTGAGGCGACCTGGTTAGCGTTCAGGTCTCCTACCAGCCGTCCGCTCCTGCCGTGTTTCAACTGCGCGAGCCTTTTGACTGCGAATCGGGGAAGTGCCACGGTTCGTCTGCTCTGGTCGGTTTTCGGGTCGGTGACCGTCTCATGACCGGCGACCCATTGCACAGAACGTTTGACGGTGACCGTGCCTCGCTTCAAGTCCAGATCGGACCATTCGATGCCGACGGACTCGCATCGTCTCAATCCGGCGCATATGGAGACCAGCAGCCACGCCTCCAACGCGTGGCCATAGAAGCCCTTCAGCAGGCGGCGTACCTGGCGTGCGTCCAATACCCGCGGCTCGTAACGGCGGAGATGCGGCAAACGGATCTCCCTTCTGGTCACGTCGTTGTCCGTGACGCCACGCCGGTAGGCGAGCCTCAGTATCGCCCGCAGGACGGCCCAAGCCTTGCGTGCGGCGCCTGCCTGCTCGAACGATCCCAACCATTCCTCGATGTCTGATGCGGTGATCGACTCCAAATCGACGCCACCCCACCTCGACCGGATGTGGCAACGGTAAGACGACTCGTAGCCCACCCTCGTGCACTCGCGGAGCTTCGCACAGGCAGGCCACCAGACCTCATCCACGAACGTTCCCAACAGCATTTCTCACACCTTTCACTTTGTGAAAACCCACAATCGGCATCGTTCCGGCGGGACGTTCCGGCTTGTGGGTTTTCCTCGTTTTTCAAACCACTGTTCTAAAGGAGGACACGGATGACACAAGTCAAAATCGACATCGGCAAACTCGACGCCAACGGCATCGTCGACCTGGCCAACGACTCGATCAGCGTCACGCCCACAAGCCGCTTCGCCACCGCCACCAAAAAGATCGTGGTCGACGAACCGCTCAAGACCGCGCTCGACCAGCACGGCACCATCACGCTGAATCTTCCGCCGACCGGAAAGGACTGGGCCTATCAGCTGCATGTCGGCGCCGGAACACAGCACGAATTCAAGGTCACCTTCGACGTGCCCGACAGCGCCAATCCAGTCAACTTCGCCGACCTCGTCACCGTCGACCCGGACACGCTGATTCCGAACGCGGGGAATCCGCTGTCCGACATCGACCAATCCGACATCGACTGGGCCGTCGATGCCATCAACGCCTGAGTAGAAAGGAACGTAAATGGTGAATGCAGACAAAGTGATCCGTCTGGGCGATTACGTCCGGCTGGAACGCGCGCAGAAGTCCAAGGACGGCGCAAATTTCAAATACGACGCGTCGACGGGGCGCGTAACCAATCTCGCGGAATACTTCGCGGCCCACGCGGACCCGAACATCTATACCGTCCGGTTCCCGCTCTGGACCACGTCCAACAGCACGCAGGGCGTGAAACTCGACGACAACGCCGGATTGTCCATCGTCCCGTCCACCAACACCGTGAGCGGCCGCGACGACTACCGCTCGCTCCCGGCTTTCCGCGTGTGGGACGTCAACGGAGGCGTCGACGACGCCGGCCAGCCGTTCGTCACGGCCATCAAGGACAAGGCCGGAACATGGTCCGCCGACGGCTCTCACGGCGACGCGCTCGTCATGACCGCCACGGGCTTCTACCGCCTGCAGCTCGACTCCCAGTACATGACCCTCAGCTACAGCGGCGTCCAATACGACGGCTTCGTGCCCATGCCCGGTGCCATGCTCCCAGACGGTTCGCTCCGCCCGTGCATGCTGTTCGCGAAGTACCGCGCATGGTGCGACGGCTCCGGCATCCCGCACTCCTTCACCGGCAAGCAGACGTCCACCGCCTTCGGCTCGCAGAACGGCTGCATCGATCAGGCCGCGAAGAAAGGCAAGGGCTGGAGCGGCAAGACCGTGGCCGACACCTGGTACATCCAGCTCATGCACATGCTCAAATACGCCGACCGCAACATCGAGAACACCCTCGGCGGAGACTTCGGAGGCAACGGGCAGATCACCATCAGCAAGGCCGAAGCCAACGTCACCAGAGCGCTCGTCAAGACGACCGACGCGCAATACATCGACGTCGGCTCCTATATTTCCGTCGGCTCGGGCACCGACCGAGGAGACCCGAAGGTCGGAGAGGCGGCATCCTGGCGGAAGGTCCTGTCCAAGACCGTCGTGGACTCCGTCACCACCGCCATCAACGTGGCCGGCAGCAAATTCACGACCACGACCGCCATGCACGTCACCCAGATGCCATGGCCGACCGGCGCCACCGACGGCGTGCTCGGCACCGACGGATACGCCACCGACGCGATCCCGCGCAGCCACCAGCCAATCCGCATCCAGGGCATCGAGATCTTCACCGGCGTCTACGAGGTCGAATCCGACGTCATCCTCAACAACGTCAAGGACTCCGATACAGCCGGCCACACCGAGATCTGGAAGGTCTTCGACGTGACCAAGGCGTCCAAGTCGGCCATCACCTCCGACTACGTCCACCTCGGCGACTTCCCGGCCGTCACCGACAAGACCAACAACAACTGGCAGTACGCCAAGGGCTTCACCTTCTCCCACGGTATGACCATCCCGACAGAGTGGGGAGGCACCAGCACCAGCGGCCTGTCCGACGCGACGCTCATCAACCCGATCAGCAATCCCGGACTCCACGAGCTCCCCCGCGGCGGCTATCTCCGCGGCGGTTCGCTCTGTGGGCTGTTCTGCTCGAACTGCTGGGGCGGCCTCGCGATCGCGTGGTGGGTCTGCGGCGGCCGCCTATCGACCCTCGGCCGGACGAGGGCGTAGCCCGAATCCGGTGGGGGTGAGCGAAGCGAGGGGGCGACGCCCCCTCCACTCGCCCCGCCGAACCATCAGGGGATTCGTGACGACACCACCGGGGGTTCCATCCGTCTCCGCTCCACCGCGGCGGCAATCTCAACGACGGTTCGCACTGTGGACTGTTCTGCTCGAACTGCAGGAACGGCCTCGCGAACACGTGGTGGAACTACGGCGGCCGCCCATGAGGACAGCAAAAACAACCATTCCGTCACGACTACCTCCCGCGTGGGAAGCGAGGAGGCCCAGCCCCGGCCAGTTCCGAAAATCAAACCGAGAAGGCGGCCGGTAGACGCATCGAAAGCCGCCATTGTCCCCATAGCTTATAAGGACACGAAAAATCAAAACATACTGCAGACATTCACCCGTCACCGATCCGGCGTTCGTTCGGGAATGCATCGACGCCTGCCTCAAGGGCAAAGGCCACAGAGGGGACGCCAGACGATTCCTCGAACGCCATCCCGACCTCGACCGATTCGCCCGCAAGGTCGCCGACGACATCCGCACCGGCGAATTCCACCTCCCGCCGATCACATACCACCGGCACGTCGAGCCGATCAGCGGCAAGGTCAGGATCATCGGCAGGGAGACCATCGAGCATCAGATCCACGACTACGTCGCGGCCCGCGCGCTCATGCCGCTGTTCCACGCGAAGATAGGACGCTGGCAGACCGCCAGCATCCCGGGCCGTGGCATCAACGACGCGCGCAAGGCCATCAGAAAATGGGTGAGGGAGCGCGACAGCAGGGTCTTCGTCAAACTCGACGTCGTCAAATGCTATCCGTCGATCGACCGTGCCGTGCTCAAAACGATGCTCGCCCATGACGTCGGCGACAGGCGTCTTCTGCGGCTCGTCTTCACACTCGTCGACCAATACCGCGGAGACCGCGGCCTGAACATAGGCTCGTACCTCTCGCAATGGCTCGCGAACTATTACCTTTCCGCGGCATGGCATTACGCCGAGGGATCTCTCTCCGCCGTCAGACGAAGCCGCAGGAGGCAAGGCGAGGAGATACGGCGCCGTCTCGTCACCCACGTGCTGTTCTATGCCGACGACATACTGCTCATCGGCCGGTCGAAACGCGACCTGACCATCGCGGTCAAACGCCTCCGAGGATTTTTGCGTGACCGGCTGCATCTCGAGATCCACCCGACCTGGAACGTCAAGCACATCGAAGTGGAGCCGATAGACATGGTCGGCTACACGTTCCGTCCAGGACGCACCGGAGTCAGACCGGCCATATTCCTCCGAGCCGAACGCGCCTACTCCCGCGCAGCGAAACGTCCGATGACCATGGCCATGGCGCGCAAATGCATCAGCTACTACGGATGGCTCTACCACTCCGACAGCGTGGCGTTCCGCCGCCGCCACGACATCGACAGGATTTTCCACCAGGCGAGACACGTGGTCTCCGCCGCCAAAACAGGAAGGACAACACAATGATCCAGAAGGTATCATCCTCCGAGCAATTGCAGGAGCTCGACTACCACGCCCGAGGAGACGGAACGGCCGACATCCGTATCCGCAAGAACATCAAGCAGGTCACCCACGAGGCCACCGACCAGACACCTGCATGGAGCGAATGGACCGCCATCGAATCCTACCAGGTGCTCCCTTTGCAGGAGCAGGAGGCCATCGAGCAGGCCGACATGCTCTTCGAAGGCGACGTCACCAGCTCCCAGCCGGTGCTCGACCGCATCACTGCGCTGGAGCAGTCCTCACTGGACAACGCCCAGCTTTTGGCCGACCTCCTCGCCGACGATTCCACAGATGACTCCACCGATGATTCCGCAGATGACTCGGCCAACCACACGCCGTCCGACACCGATGTGGCCGATGACAAGACCACCACCGGCCACATCGATTCCGTCGACACAGACAAATCCGGAAAGGAGGAGTGACCATGGCCAAAGTCAACCGCGCGGCAGCCGTCCGCATGTATGTCCGTCTCGTCAAGGCCGGACGCATGGAATTGGACGAAGTGCCCGAGAAATATCGTGACGACGTTCAGGCGAAGCTTGATCCCTGGGAGGATTGATGCCACCGCTTTTTTCGAGCACGGAATTCTGGACGTCTCTGCTCGTCGCGCTGGTCGGCGGCGGGGGAGTCGGGGCCATCATTGGCGCCATCTCCAGCCGTCGCAAGGACACCGCGGACATCGCTGCGAAGGCGTGCGACATCCTGACCGATTCCGTCATCAAGCCATTGCGCGAGCAGGTCGAGTCGCAGGAGGAGCAGATTCAGCATCTGGAGGTCCAGCAGCGCAAATACTTCGCGCTCACAGCTTACACACGCTCGCTTTTCCACTGGCTTCAGCAGTTCTGCGAGATCGTCGAGCCCGACTTTTTGAAAAGGCATCCGAAACCGCACCTGCCGGACGAGCTGCGTGCCGACGTGGCGCCCGAGACCGTGGAGGACGCATGACCTTCGTCATCGCCTGGATAGGTCTCGCCGCGCTCGTCCTGCTTTTCAACCGTGGCGCCCACATGTGACGCCATCAGCCATGAAACCCCGCGTGAAAACGTGGGGTTTCCCGTTTCATCAAGAGAAAGGAAATGAATGCGCAAGCACAAGCCTCCGTGGCTCAAACGAATCCGGCTGGCGGTGACCGGCGTGGTCATGGCCATCACCATGGCCGTGGCGCCCGCCGCGATGGCCGACCTCAACGGCGTCGACATCAGCGGCTACCAGTCGTCTGACATACCGTCCGCCATCTCAGCCGACTTCATCATCGTCAAGGCCACACAGGGGCTCTACTGGAGCAACAACAACTACGCCACGCAGCTGGCCAACGCCGACCGCACCGGCAAGGAGACCAGCGTCTACCACTTCGCCAACGGCGGCAACGCCACGGCGGAGGCCGACACCTTCGTCAACGCCGTCTCCGGACGCGTCGGACGCTCCATACTCGCCCTCGACTGGGAGCAGTGCCTCGCCTACGGGCGATACGGCTGCGCGACCGTCAACCCGAACTGGGGCAATCCGGCATGGATCCAGACATGGGTCACCCGAGTGCACGATCGCACGCAGGTCTGGCCCATCGTCTACGTCCAGCGGTCCGCTGTCTGGCAGGTCAACACCTGGGTGCGACAGCGGTGCATGCTCTGGGTGGCGCAGTACGCCAACACGGCCCCGACCGGCTACCAGAGCTCTCCGTGGAACGGTGGAGTGTCCGGCGAGGGCATGACCCAGTACAGCTCGACCGGCTACATCGACGGCCGAGGTCCACTCGACCTCAACCGCTTCTACGGCGACCGAACCGCCTGGAAGAAGATCGCGTGCGGCGAACGCCGTGGATGCTCCACCGGAACCGTCACTCCGGCACCGCAGGTCAACAAGCCCGCGGAGCAGACGCCGACCGACCTCAACGTGCTGGCCGACAAGGTCATCCACGGAGACTACGGCAACGGCCAGGAGAGGATCAACCGTCTTGGCGGCAACTACAACGCCGTCATGGCGATCGTCAACTCCAAGCTCGGCGGTAGCTCCTCCGCTCAGACCACCGCACGCACGACGACCCGCACCTACGTTGTCCGCTCCGGCGACACCGTATCGGCGATAGCCGAGCGTACCGGCCTCAAGCCGGCCTCCGCATGGCGCGTGCCATCCGGCAACATCAACCGGATCTATGTGGGGCAGGTCATCACCTACTACGGCACGACCACCACGGCCGCATCCGGCTACTCCACTCATGTGGTTCGCGCAGGCGAATCGCTGTGGTCCATCTATGGCTCCGGCTGGGCATCAGCGGCCGCCCGCAACGGCCTCCGCTCGCCGTACGTCATCTATCCTGGCCAGCGGCTCCGCTGACCTTATTCCGGCTCCATGACTCTAAATGTTGTGGAGCCGCGGTCTTCCGCAACACTTAAGGAGGTGTGAAATGGATAAGGACACCAAGACCGAGCTTGACTATCTCCTGCCCGACAAGGCGTATGAGATCCTCAAGTGGGTCGCGCTGATAGCTCTGCCGGCAGTCGCATGGCTGGTCGGCGTGGTCGGCCCGCAGTGGGGGTTGCCTCATTGCGGCGAGATCGTCACGACCATCAACGCCGTCGGCGTTTTCGTCGGCGCTCTGATCGGCGTGAGCCAGCTCACGGCCACCAAGCCGGACGATGATTCCGACAAAGATTAAGCGTTGCCACAAAATCAGCGACAACACTTAACAGAACTTCGTATCGGACTTAACAGCTGTTAAGCTGCCGCTAAGTCCATACGAAGTTGCCCCTCTCTCAGCCAAGGCTGGGGGAGGGGCTTTTCTTGTTATTCGGTCTTGTTCTTGCGTGGGCGTCCTCCGCCGACGCCGCGACCGGGGCGACTGGCGTTCCATCGGTCGATGGTGTCGGGGAGCCATCCGCGAGTGCGGCCGATCGTGGCGTCCGGCTCGGGGAGCTTGTAGGCGCTGACTGCGGCCGTGCTGATGCCGAGCCGTTTGGCCACGTCGGTGACGCCCAGGTATTCGGTGGTCATTCGCCGTCCTCCCATTTCGTGGAGGCGAGGGCGAGGATTCCGGCGAAGCATCCGAGCGTGCCTGCCGGGAGGGCCTTGCCGCCGACGCCGAGCAGCAGGCTCACGATTCCTGCCGCGAACGCGATTTTGATTAGTTTGTCCTTCATTGTGCGCATGGGTTAATCTGGTGGGGCCGAGTCCCGGATAGGTAGAGAATCCGGGACTCGGTTTTCAGCGCCGTCCGTGTCGGCTTGGCCGGTGGATGAATATCAGGATGACGGTTGATATTCCGACCAGCGCGGAGCCGATGTCGCCGAGTATCGCGGCGATGTCCTTGACGGTCTGCCAGATGTTTTCCATGTTCACCTCCTTTCCTTGACATAAACTATATTAGCACAGTAAATAAAGTAATGCAAGTCGAAACACAAGAAAAACACCATGGAAGGCGGAGTCAGGCAATGCAAGGCTCCGCCTCTCTTTATCCATCCACCGCCAACCGAAGAGGTGGTGACCGCCGCAGTGGAAAAATGATGAATCCAACGACACTCTGGGAGTGGTATCTCGAGTGGTGCGACAATCCATCACCATTGAGAAACGGCTTCATTCCAACGATTAGATAGAGTTATCACGAAATCAGTCGCTTTGCGTCGTGTCGATGACGTTGCTGCAGTATGCCGTCCTGCCGGCAGTCACGTCGGCGTAGAAGCGCTGTTTTTCATCGATGTAGGCGATGGCTTTACGCAGTTCCTCCAGTTGCGTCTCCAGATGCTCGCGTTTTTCGGCAAGGATTTCCTGACGTTCCGGTATCGATGACTCACCTTCAAGACAGAGCTGCGTGTAGTGCCGCATCTCCTTGATGCCCAGACCGCAGCGTTTGAGGCATGTCAGGTCGTTGATCCATGCGATGCATCGCTCGTCGAAGACGCGTCGGTTGTTCTGGTCTCGTTTGAGACCGGGCACGAGTCCTGAATTGCAATAGAACTTCAATGCTTCGTAATTCATGCCGGTTAGTTTGCAGGCCTGCTTCATCGTATAGGTTTTCATGTTCTTATGGAGTGGCACTGCCGTGATTGCCATACGTGGCTCCTTTCGGACGCTGCGCGGCAGGACGTTCGGCGGGTGCCGCCGGATGGGGTCGGGCTTGAGGCGCAT